TTTGAGGACCGCCTGCAGATGGGCGGCGGGCTGGTCCTGTGCGGCAAGCCTGGTACCGGCAAAACCCATCTGGCCTGCGCGATTGCGAACCATGTCATGCGCGAATTCTTCCGGGTGCCGCTGTTCACGTCCGTCACGAAAATGAGCCGGGCAGTGAAGGCGACGTACACCCCGAAGTCAGACCGCACCGAGGCGCAGGTTATTCGCAGCTTCGTGGACCCCGATCTGCTGATCCTGGACGAGGTGGGGGCCCAGCGCGGCACGGAAACCGAGTTGCTGCTGGCTCAAGAAATCATCGACGAGCGTTACCAGGAGGTGCGCCCAACGATCCTGATCTCCAACCTGCCGGAGTCGGAGCTGGGCCGGTACATCGGTGATCGGGCCATTGACCGGATGTATGAAGGCGGCGGGGCGATCCTGGCGTTTGACTGGGACAGCTACCGCCGCTCAGGGCAAAGCCGTCGGTTTGAGCAGCCTGATGCGCTGGACGTTCCGCGCCGCGAGGCTGGCTTCCTGAAGGGAGGCAAGTGACATGAGCCAAAACGTCCGCGAATCCAGCCTTATGGCCTACGACACCCTCAAAACCGCCGACCTGGGCCGGCAGGAAAAGCAGGTGCTTGCCGGAGTGGCCCTGCTGATCCGCACCGGCCAGCACACCGATGGGTGGGTCAGCCGCCGGCAGATCGCGCAGATCACCGGCCTGGAAACGTCCACCGTGGCGGCGCGAGCCAATGCGCTGGTTGCCGCCAAGCGCTTGGTTGAGGACGGCGAGTGGCAGCGGAAGTGCCCAATTACCGGCCGGTGCGTGCACATGGTTTCGATTCCTGAGCCGGAAGGGAGGGCTGCGGCGTGAGCAATTACGAGTTGCACCGTGGCGATTGTCTGGAAGTCCTGCGGACGATGCCGGACAACAGTATCGACGCCATCGTGACCGATCCGCCGTATGGGCTGAGCAAAGAGCCGGACATGGCCGAGGTGCTGAAGCACTGGCTGGCCGGCGATGACTACGTGCACAAGGGCAAGGGGTTCATGGGCAAGAGCTGGGACAGCTTCGTGCCCGGCCCGGCAGTCTGGCGAGAATGCCTGCGCGTGCTTAAGCCCGGCGGCCACCTGGTCAGTTTCTTCGGCACGCGGACCTATGACATGGGCGTTCTTGCGATCCGGCTGGCGGGCTTTGAGGTTCGCGATCAGCTCGCCTGGGTCTACGGCAGCGGCTTTCCCAAAAGCCAGAACGTCAGCAAGGCGATCGACAAGGCTGGGGGAAACCCTTTGTCGTTCCGCCGCTTTGCGGAGGCCTACGCTGAGGCTGTTGCCAAGGCCGGCATGACGCACACCGAAGTCGACCGGCGCCTGGGGTTGGCCTCAGCCGGCAGCAATTCGTGCTACTGGGCTCGGGCCGATCACCGAGGAGGCCTGCCACCGCGTCATCACTGGGAGGCGGTGCGCGACCTACTCAGCCTCCCGGCGGTGATTGAGCGCCTTTACGATGCTGCGGAGCGCGAGGTCCTGGCAGTCGAGAGGAGGAAGAATGCCCCGTCTGGCATCGTGTCAGCCGGTCGCGAGTCGGTCGACATAGAGCGAGAGATCACCGCGCCCGCTACCGAAGCCGCGAGGCAATGGGACGGCTGGGGCACCGCCCTGAAGCCGGCCCAGGAGCCCATCGTCCTGGCCCGCAAGCCTCTGACCGGTACCGTGGCCACAAACGTGTTGGATCATGGCACCGGGGCGCTGAATATCGACGGGTGCCGGGTGGGTAGCGAGAAGGTATCCACTCACTCGCGCGGGCAAAACGGAGCTTTCCCGAAGCGTCCCGGGGAAGTTTCGGCTGAGGAAAGCGGCCGGAAGAAAGACCAACGGGGCGGGCTTGATCATTCTGAGCGTGCCGGCCGCTGGCCCGCCAACCTGGTGCACGACGGCAGCGACGAGGTTCTGGCGGCGTTCCCGGATGCCAAAGGGCAACAGGGCGCACTCAACGGCAATGAGCCCAGCGGCAAAATGGGAAGTGCCAACTGCTACGGGAAGATGGATCGCCGCCATGCCTCCGTGCCTCGCTCAGATGCCGCCACCAGCGCGGCGCGCTTCTTCTACGAGGCCAAGGCCAGCAAGCGGGATCGGCATGAGGGGCTGCCCGCCGGAGAGAACATCCACCCCACGGTCAAGCCCACGGCGCTGATGCGTTGGCTGGCTCGGCTGATCACGCCGCCGGGCGGTACCGTGCTGGACCCGTACACGGGCAGCGGCAGCACCGGCAAAGCTGCCATCCTGGAGGGCTTCGACTTCGTTGGCATCGAGCGCGACGCCGATGAAAGCGGTGAGTCGCTGGGCTACATCGACATTGCCCGAGCACGGATTGAGTGGGCGGTGGCTGCCGACGCGGCAACTGGCGAATCTCCGCAAGCCGACATGTTCGCCGGAGGTGTCGCATGACCCCATTCACCGACCCTCAAGCCGCCTTGGACGAAGCCGCATTCCTCGCAGAGCAAACCGGCTGGCCCCAGGCCATCGTCAACGGCGAGCAGGGCATGACCGTTATGGCGAAACACCGGGCGCACGGCATGGAGATTCTGGAGGTGGTCAGTGCGTGAAGCCAACGTCGTAAGCGTTTCCGGGGGCAAAGACAGCACGGCCACACTGCTTCTGGCTATCGAGCGGGACGTGCCGAACCTGACCGCCGTGTTCGCTGACACTGGGAACGAACATCCGGACACCTACGACTATGTGGCTTACCTGGAGCAGGCCACTGATGTCCAGATAACTCGCGTCCGGGCCGACTTCGCTCCGCAAATTGAGCGGAAGCGGGCACGCCTGGAAAGCGGCGAGCACGATTGGCCGGACCACCTAGCCGCTGCCGCTCTGGAAGTGCTGGTGCCCAGCGGTAACCCGTTCCTGGATCTGTGCATGTGGAAAGGGCGGTTTCCCAGCCGCATGGCCCAGTTCTGTACCCAGGAGCTGAAAGTGGGGCCGATCAACACGCAGGTCACGGAGCCGCTGCTGGAGAATCACAGCCGGATCGTGAGCTGGCAGGGCGTCCGCGCCGATGAATCAGCAGCGCGCGCAAAGCTGGAAACGTGGGCGCTGGAGTTCGGCGACCCGGACACCGGCGCCGGCCTCTGGAATTACCGGCCCATCCTGAACTGGACCGTGGAAGACGTGTTCGAGCAGCACCGCCGGCACGGCATCGACTGGAACCCGCTCTACGAGCAGGGCATGAGCCGCGTCGGCTGCATGCCGTGCGTCAACTGCAACAAACCGGAGCTGGCGCAGATCGCGAAGCGGTTCCCCGAGGAGCTGGAACGCATTGCGGAGTGGGAGCGCATCGTCAGCGAGGCCAGCAAACGCGGCTGTGCGACCTTCTTTGCGGCGAAAGGCGAGACCGATGTGTCCCTGGAGCGCCACGGCATCGCACAGAAGGTCGAATGGGCGAAGACCTCGCGGGGCGGCCGCCAGTACGACCTCATCCAGGTCGCCGAGGAACCGATGCAATGCCAGTCCGTTTACGGGCTGTGCGAGTAGGAGGTGGTGCATGGCTGACACGATCACCCTGTTTGCCAAGGAACAGCTTGGCGACCTGATGACCGAGCTCCTGCGCCGGGATTTCCCGGTGCGGGTCAAGATCACCAAGGCGAGCCGCACGCTTTCGCAGAACGCGATGTACTGGCAGTGGCTCACCGTTATGGCGGCGCACTTCACCGAGCGCGGCTACACCCTCACCAAAGACGACGCCCACGACCTGATGCGCCACAAGTTCCTGGGCCATGAGACCAAGACAGTCGGCCAGACCGAAATCACCAAGCTGCGCAGCACCACCGAGCTGGATAAAGGCGAAATGACCGACTACATGACGCAGATCGACAACTGGTGCGTGGACCACGGGTGCCTGCTGCCCAAGCCCGAGGACAGCGAATACCAGCAGATCATGCGGGAAATGGGGGAGTGCGCGTGACGGCCTACTACAACGAAATCGACCCGTTCGCCGCCCAGTGGCTGCGCGAGCTGATAGCGGCCGGCCTGATTGCGCCTGGCGACGTTGACGAAAGGAGTATCGAGGATGTTCGACCAGATGACCTTGTGGGATACACCCAGTGCCACTTCTTCGCCGGAATCGGCGTGTGGAGCTATGCCCTGCGCCGCGCCGGAGTTGCCGACGATACGCCAGTCTGGACCGGTTCGTGCCCATGCCAGCCTTTCAGCTCGGCAGGCAAAAGAGGCGGGTTTGATGACGAGCGGCACCTATGGCCCGCCTTCCACTGGCTTAT